TGGAATAGTCAAAATTATCAACGTTTGCGTTATCAAACAGACACAAAGTGGAACAAAGGTCACTTGCCGACCATGTTCGCTTCTTACCAACAATTTATTGGCAAGAAAACTCAACGTGAGGTTCTAGAAAATTATTATGGCGACAACGAAACACAATCTTTCCACAATCTTTGGAATAATCTTAAGACTTCTCTTTACAAATTTGGTCGCTATTCCACTTGGTTTTATCTTCAGCATCTTGTTCATACTGCTGGCATTAACTGTGTACCTGACAGCCTCATGCTTGACGATTTTGCAGGGTCTCGTTCTCATCGTAATGGTTTGCATCTCGCCATCGGGCAAGACGACAAATATGATGTTAAACTCACTGCTTCAGAATGCGCAGACCTTGAAAGCATCGCCAAGGAAATTCTTGAGGAAACCCGATCTCGATTCCCTGAATTGAATAGCCAGATAGACTTTTTCACGATGGAGACTTGTCTTTGTTCATTCAAGAAAATCTTTCGTGAGAATCATGGGAGATATCTTGGCTACTATCTCGACCGCCAGTCTGAAGAAATCGTTCAAGCAGAAGGTGATGGTTGGAACGGTATTGAATGGAATGTTTTATGGCAAGCAAGAAATGAGACTTTAGATTCGAGGCTTGCCCCAAGAAATACAATTAACAAAGAAAAGTTTACTTACTATCTAAGAACAGGTAGAATAGAAAGACTTGACTGGTTGTTTAAAGATGAAAAGCCTGTATATGAAGGGCTGGAGGCGTTATGGCAAGAGTGATTGCAATGGGTGGTGAACCTGCTACTGGTAAAACCACTTTAATTTTTAAATTGATTTCGATGGCTGACGATTGGAAAGTTGTAAAGCCACAAAAACTCCTAGATGCAATGTATTCTGAAAAGTTAAATTTATACATTCTTGGTAAGTATGAAAATGATGGTAACGTTTTTCAGGGTACAGATCGTTTGTCAATGGCAGTTCAACCAGACGCTGAGAAATTCTTTAATGAACTCCCTAATGTAAATGTAATTTTTGAAGGCGATCGATTATTTAACGCAAAGATGTTAGATTTTCTTTCGGAAAAATTTCCTGAAGATTTTAAAGTCTTAATTCTTACAGTCAAAAATTCGACGTTAGATCAACGTCATATTGATCGTAAAGATGACCAAGATGATAAGTTTAAGAACTCTCGTAAAACTAAAATCTCAAATATTCGCAGTTCGCTAACTTTGATGGACTATATAGAAGTGATGGTAAATGAGAATCTCGACGACCAACAAAAGATTCTTGATAATGTTAAATCTTTTTTCAGTGGAGTGAATAATAATGCAACTTGAAATCTCTGTAGAACAACTTCGTAAGAAGAAACTATTCATAGCCACCCCTATGTATGGTGGTATGGCTCACGGTATGTACGTCAAGTCCAGTTTGGATTTGCAAGCAGTTTGTGCGAATTATGGAATTGAAACTCGATTCTCATATATCTTTAATGAATCACTCATTACTCGTGCGCGCAACTATCTTGTAGATGAATTCCTCCGTTCTGGATTTACTCATCTTCTCTTTATTGACTCTGACATTCACTTTGATCCGAAAGATGTCATCGCGATGCTCGCTTTGGATAAAGAAGTCATTGGTGGACCATATCCAAAGAAGTCTATCAAATGGGGTGCTGTGATTGAAGCAGTGAAACGTAAACCAGAAATTACACCGCAAGAACTCGAAAAGGTTACTGGCGATTATGTCTTTAATGCTGTTGCAGGCACAGGTCAGTTTAACGTTGGTGAGCCGTTAGAGGTTCTGGAAATTGGGACTGGGTTTATGATGGTTCAGCGAGAAGTCTTTGGTAAATTTAAAGACGCCTATCCTGAATTCAATTACAAACCAGACCATGTTGGTCAAGCAAACTTCGACGGCACACGCTACATTCATGCATACTTCGATACAGTAATTGATCACGGTAAGAGCGATCGTTACTTGTCTGAAGATTATATGTTTTGCCAGTGGTGGCGTAAAATCGGTGGTAAGATTTGGCTTTGCCCATGGATGAAGACGCATCACGTTGGAACATATGCGTTTACAGGTGATATGGGTGCAGTCGCTAACTATGTTGGATCTTTATGAGATGCTTCTTTGCCCAGAAAGAAAAATAGGTGTATTTTATGTAAATAAAGTTGGCTCGACTACTTTATATGAATTATTTAAAACCTATACTGGTATTGGGACAAAGGTGCCAGGATATAATATTCATGATCATTTGAATATTAATTTTTTGCCCAAAGAATACAAAAATTTTAAATTTTATGCATTTTATAGAAATCCTATAGATCGATTTTTATCTAATGTAGATGAAACTTTAAAACAAAAGTGTGTTTCTCAAAAAATGTCCCTAGAAGAGTTTATCCATAAAACAAAAGATATAATTTTGGAGTTGAAGAATAAAAATCTGAATGATGTTATAAGAACAAAACCAAATATGTACATAGAAGATCCTCTACGCAGGGGATTAAAATTGAGCATAAGTTGTGGTGGTTATTTTCCCCAAACATTTTGGTTTAATCATAATGATGTTGATTTGACTATGTTAAATTTTTCTAATTTTGAGATAGAAACTAAAAACTTGTTCAGTTTATTCAATATAAATTTATCAATAACTGACATTCCTAGAAAAAATGTTTCTAAGACAAAAAGAAATTTGACTGAGAGTGACACACAATTCGTAAGAGAATTGTATTCTGAAGATTATGATTTTTTTGAGAGTAAAGGTATAACATTCATATGATAATTGGTTTAATTGGCTTTATTGGAGCAGGTAAAGGCACAGTTGCAGATCTCTTGGTAGATCGTCATGATTTTGTCAAAGAGAGTTATGCAAACAGCGTCAAAGACGCCTGTGCCACTATCTTCGGTTGGAATCGTTCCATGCTTGAAGGTGACACTCCAGGATCTAGAGCATGGCGCGAGCAGCCAGACAAATGGTGGTCAGAAAAATTCGGTCGTGAGTTTTCACCAAGATTAGCACTCCAGCTAATGGGCACAGAGGCAGGTCGTGATGTATTTCACCCCGACCTCTGGGTTCATACTGTAATGCGTCGATGTGAACAGGCGCCATATCACAATTATGTCATTGCTGATGTTCGTTTCCCAAACGAGATTAATGCAATTGTAGAATCTGGCGGCAAAGTTATTCGCGTTCGTCGCGGCGATGAACCTGAGTGGTATGATCTTGCTAGAGAATGTAATCGTGGTCTTCACAGTCCAGATGTGATGCGCAATTCATATCCAGAAGTCCACCAATCGGAGTGGGCTTGGATTGGATCACATTATGATGTTGTTCTCGATAACAACTGTACTTTGGAAGAATTGACTATAAGGGTTGATAAATTGATAGATTCGTTATATAATAATCGTGTTGAAGCAAATGAGGTTGTAAATTATGAAACTTTCTAATGATACTGTGACTATTTTGAAAAACTTTGCGTCAATCAACAGTGGGATTGTCGTCAAGCCAGGTAATAAACTTCGAACAATTTCCGCCAACAAGGCAATTCTCGCAGAAGCAACTGTTGCAGAAACCTTTCCGCATGAGTTTGGAATTTATGACTTGAATAAGTCACTTGGTCTTTTGTCGATGAATAAGAACGACAATGAAGTAGAGATCCTACAAGACTTTCTCGTCTTCAAGAGTTTGAACGGTAAGGGTACGATTCGTCAGCGTTTCACCGCAACTAATCTTATTCTCTGCCCTCCAAACAAGAGCATTAACATTGCAGCATATGAAGTGAAGTTTACACTTCCTGCTGAAACTTTAAATTGGGTATTCAGTGTTGCTTCAATTTTGAAGTGTCCAAACGTTGTTGTAAGTAATGAAGATGGTAAAGTCGCGATTGCTGCAATGGACGTTAAAGGTGAAATCGTAGACGACGCAAAGGTCGTTCTTGATAGCGATACTGATACCAAATTCCAGGCAACTCTTAAGATCGAAAATCTTAAGGTCGTTCCCGATGAATATGTTGTTGAGATTTCTTCAGTTGGTGTTTCGAAGTTCCATAATGAGTCGAAGAATCTGACCTATTGGATTGCAATTGAAGCCGCTAACTCTACCTTCGGAGAAGAATAATGGCACTTGATAAAGCAAAGGTTTTGGGATGCCTTCAAGAAATCTCAAACTCTCTCACTCGTATTGAGGCTGAGCGCGATCTGATTAAAGAGATTCTTCAGAAGATGCAAGACGAATGCGAGATTCCCAAGAAGTTGGCTCGTAAACTGGCGAAAGTTTACCACAAGCGTAGTTTTGAAGAAGAAGTTGCCGAGCAGAACGACTTCGTTGAAATTTACGAAAACGTGGCTAAGTGACTATATAATACTAAGAGGTGTAGCGTTCTGCTAATGGTACAATCCGCCAGACTGCCACCATGGGACTTCACCTTCCCCACCTCTTTCTTTTTGATTTGTATAAATAGAGATGTCCCTCGCGGAACGGCAATTCCCAGGGACCCTAATACTGCAAAGGAGTATCAGCATGTCTATTTATACATATAAGACTCATAAGGCTCTCTGTAAATTATTCAATACAGAGTATCACGAAGACCCTTCATTCAGTGACCAACAATTGAATTGTGTTCCGAAAGATTCTACACTCATAGAACCATGGAATAAAGGAAATGAACTGTTTATGGGTAAAAATAATCCCATGGCAGAAAGAACTGGCGAAAAACATTTCTTTTGGGGTAAGACTCATACAGATTCTGCGAAAAAAAGAATTAGTCTTGCTTTAGTTGAACGTATGAAGGATTATGAATACCGAACAGTTGAATGCCCTCATTGCCGTAAAGTTGGTGGCGTAAACAATATGAATCGGTATCATTTTAATAAATGTAAATCTTTGCAATGGAGTAATTGATCATGGCAACAAGACGTAATTTTTTCAAGTATCTTGGTCTTGCTGGTGGTGTAGCCACTGGTGGTGTTGTAGCCGCTGCTGCTGTTCTTCCTGATGCTGAGAAGTGTGAAGTGATAGAAGAAATTCAAGCTGCTGGTTACAATGGTAAGTTGACACTTGGTAATGAATATGGTCAACTTGCGCCACCAGACGGTACAATCAGTTTTGGTCCAAAATTTGTTCCAGGAACGGAAAAGCGTGTAACCGCAAGTATGACCGTCGGTCCTGATGGTGAAATGTACTTGCTTACAAACGGGAAATGGCGTAGAATAGTGACTGAGTGATTTATTATATTATGAAGGGGTTATATTATGTTGCAAAATGTGGAACTGTTGTGGGTCGAAAAATATCGACCTAAAACTATTGAAGATTGTATCCTTCCTGAAAACTTTAAGAAAACCTTTCAAGAGTATGTAGCGCGCAAAGAAATTCCAAACATGATCCTTTCGGGTTCAGCAGGTGTCGGTAAGACAACTGTTGCCCGAGCGATGTGTGAAGAGATTGAGTGTGATTATATTATTATCAACGGTTCAGATGAATCAGGTATTGATACTCTACGTGTAAAGATTAAAGGGTTCGCTTCCTCCGTTTCTCTGACGGGAACAGGAAGAAAGGTAATTATTATCGATGAGGCAGACTATCTAACTGCCAATGCTCAAGCCGCATTCCGTGGCGTTATCGAAGAGTTTTCTAAAAACTGTTCGTTTATCTTCACTTGCAACTTTAAAAATCGAATCATTCAACCGCTACACTCTCGATGTGCGGTAATTGATTTCAAGTTACAGAACGGTCAGAAAGCGAAGATGGCTTCTGCTTTTCTTAAGCGTGTTGAGCAGATTCTTAAAGAAGAAAAGATCTCGTATGATCTGAAGGTCGTAGCCGAACTGATTACAAAGTTCTTCCCCGATTATCGAAGAATTTTAAATGAACTCCAGCGATACAGCGTTGGTGGTACGATCGATATTGGTATTCTTTCTAACATTGGCGATTTTAAAATCACTGAACTTGTCGCCTTTTTAAAAGAGAAAGACTTCCGAAGTGTTCGTAAGTGGGTCGCCCAGAATACCGACAACGATACTCATCGAATTATGCGCGAAATTTACGACAAATTATATGACGTTTTAAATCCAACCACGATTCCAATGGCAGTTATTCTTCTTGGTAAGTATCAGTATCAAGCCGCCTTTGCAGCCGATCAGGAAATCAATCTTATGGCGTTCTTGACCGAACTCATGGTCGATTGCGAGTTTAAGTGATATGGAAACATTATGTCTTCGAAATGCTCCAAAGCGATATATTGTGAGTATTGGTAATAAGATACTATTAGTTACGCATGACCATCGTTATGCAAAACAAGTAGAGGCAGAGATTCGTATTCGTAAAATAACTGACGAATCTTACACAGTTATTTCTGGGGGGACTAAATGACTGACCTATTCAAGGATATCGTACCGAGTATTCTTCAAACTAAAAAGCCAATATTGGAGGACGAAAAAGACTACAATTCCTTTATGGTAAATCGAGCACTTTCGTATCATATGGATTGCATAATGTATGCTAACCAAATGAACGTTAATTTCGGTCTGGATAGAAAACCTCAGTATGACTATTTAATAAATATAGTCAGGGCGAAGAAACGAAACTTTGCCAAATGGGAAAAACCCATACAAGAGGATAATTTGCAATCAATAAAGTTATTTTTCGGTTATTCTGATGCCAAGGCTGCAGAGGCTTTGAAAGTACTGACTGATGAGCAAATTGATATTATAAAAGAAAAAACGAAAATAGGTGACTGAAATGAGTGTTGATAATTTAGTGGAAGTGACGCTACAGAATGCTGATGACTTCCTCAAAATCCGCGAGACACTAACGCGCATCGGTGTAGCCGCTAAAAAAGAAAATATTTTATATCAATCTTGCCATATTCTACATAAGCAAGGTCGCTATTACATAGTTCATTTCAAAGAATTATTTTTGCTAGATGGTAAAGCATCAAGCATCTCTGAAAATGATCTTGCTCGTCGTAATTCGATTGCAAATCTTTTAGAGGAGTGGGGATTGCTAAAGGTTGTTGATTCCGAAAAGATCAAAGAACCAAAAGCGCCACTATCTCAAATTAAAATTATTGCTTTCAAAGACAAGAACGATTGGCAACTAGTTGCTAAATACAACATAGGTCGTAAGTTGGAGCCAAGACAGCAATGACAAACAGAATCAACGACGAAGTTTCTCTATCAGAAGCGGTTAAGTACCACTTAGACGAAAAGATTTCATTTACTGAAAATATTTTTCGTCCAGGTTCTGATAAATTCTTTGAGTTGATTCGTGAAGCAAAGAAACTATATTCTCGCGGCATGTATGTACCTGCTGATGAATGGGAAGTTGATTTGCTTGAAAGCGACATCGGCGAGTTTGCTGAGTTTAATGGCAAACAAGTACCATTAGATTTTCCAATTGAGATTGAAGATATTAACGAAGAAGATAAAACTGAGGGTAAAGGTATCGGCAAACCATTTCGTCAAGGAAGTGGTGGGGCTGTTTATGTTCGCACCAGTGATGGTAATGTCAAGAAAGTTAATTTCAGTCAATCAGGTATGGCAAAAAAGTATAACGATCCTGCGCGTGTTCGTTCTTTTGTTGCTCGTCACCACTGTTTGACTAACAAAGATAAGACCAGTGCTTCTTACTGGGCATGCCGTTGGCCAAGATATTTTTCAAACTCAGGTAAGACTTGGTGGTAAACCCTTACGTTGAAGAACGTATTGACGCTAACAGTTTTTATCGTATCTTTGACAAAAATGTCGTTAGCGAAGAATTAGTTTGGCATCGCGACCATTCAACGCGAGTCATAACTATAATTGAAGGTGAAGGTTGGTTATTGCAATTAGACAATCGTTTACCCATAGAAATAAAAGTTGGAGAAGTCTATACTATTCCAGCAAACACTTATCATCGCGTGAAACGTGGTTTGAGTGACCTTAAGATTATGATACAGGAGATTTGATAATGGATCATTTTTATAATCAGCCACATATGGGTGAAAATTGGTTTACCTTTCCCCATCTCTATAGAGCAATGGTTGATCGATTTCCATCAGGCAGTCACTTTGTAGAAATTGGTAGTTGGAAGGGAATGTCGGCTGCATTCATGGGAGTTGAACTTATCAACTCAGGTAAAGACATTAAATTCGATTGTATTGACATTTGGGCTGAAGAAGCATATGTCAAAGAGAATACCGTCATTGACGGTAAAGTAGTTTCACAGGATCTTTTCGGCAAGGAACTTTATAACACCTTTTTAAGAAATATTGATCCTGTTCGTCATGTGCTAAATCCAATTCGCAAAGATTCCGTTGCTGCGGCAGCAGACTATGAAGACGGCTCGCTTGATTTTGTTTTTGTGGATGGCGATCATAGTTATGAAGGCGTTAAGCGCGACATTATTGCATGGCTTCCTAAAATGAAACCAAATAGCGTTTTTGCTGGACATGATTACGCATGGACGCCAGTCATTCAACAAGCAGTTGGAGAAATCTTTGGTCCAGGTGAATTTCATGATCCTTGGAGAAATGGTTGCTTCTTATTTGAAATTAAAGATGGTAAACCATATCATCCAAGCATGCAAAAAAATAGTAAAGTTTTTGTTTATAACACATAAAGGAATAAATTATGCTCTCAGTGAATGTATATCGACTTCGTGATGATATTGAACTTCCAACATATGGCACTTCTTTAGCAAATTGCTTTGATTTATCATTCCAACCAACTTCAAACGTTGTGAGTGGATATGATTCATTCAATTCACCAATTGAATATAATGTAAATCATTTAGGTGAGTTGTCAGTCTATCCTGGTGATCGTTTGCTCATCCCTACAGGATTGATCTTCAAGATCGAACGCTACGTTACAATTGAGACGTTTGCAGACATTGCACGACACGACGACGAACTTCCACTTCAGAACTATAGCATTCGCCTTCATCCTCGCTCAGGGCTTTCGCTTAAGAAAGGATTGATCCTAGCGAACTGCGAAGGCATTGTTGATGTTGATTATCAAGAGGAAGTGTTTGTTCTTTTGACGAACGTTTCTAAAATGCATACAACAATTCGTCGTGGTGATCGCATTGCTCAGGCTGAAATTGTTGCAAATGAACCATTTCAGTTTATTGTTGCCTCTGAGAGACCAGAAAAACACTCCGAAAGAAGTGGCGGTTTTGGAAGCACAGGCGTAAATAATGCCTAAATAGTATTGGATGCCCATATGGGGTCTATAACTATAAACTTGCTTATTAAAGGAGTTACAAATGACTAATATAACTGCACTTACATCTATGGATCATCTTGATCGTTTACTTCCAGCAGCACTTGGTTTTGAACATGTGTTTTCTACGCTGGACAACGCAACCAGAATCTTAACTGCAACAGGAACTACATCGTTCCCACCTGTGAACGTCATTAAAACTGACGAATACAATTTCACAGTTGAACTTGCAGTCGCTGGTTATAAACAAGATGAAATCGAAATCACTTCTGAGAGAAACTCTCTAAAAATCAAAGGCAAAAAGACAGACACCGACGAACGCAACTATCTTGTAAAGGGTATTGCTGGTCGTCAGTTTTCTCGCCAATTTGTTCTTGCTGACACAGTAGTGGTTCGTGATGCGACTCTTGCTGATGGCATTCTTTCTATTCAATTAGAAAATGTCATTCCTGAAGAACAGAAACCTCGTAAGATTGATATCAAATAACCATTGAGATAACTATATTATGCATAATGATGAATTGACGTGGGATGAATTGTTTATCTTACAGGCTACTCTGATTTCTCAGAAAAGCAAGGACCCGTCGACAAAAGTGGGGTGTATTATTGTCAATGATGATAACGTCATCTTGTCAACGGGTTTTAATGGCTTTCCAAGAGGCATTGAAGAAGATTGGAAAGATCGATGGAAGAGTCCAGAAAAGTATCATTGGGTTGAGCATGCTGAACGCAATGCAATCTTCAATGCAGCACGTGTTGGCGTTTCATTAAATGGCGCCAAAGCCTATCTAAATTGGGAACCGAAACCTTGCGCTGAATGTAGTCGCGCACTCATTCAAGCAGGCATCAAGGAAGTTATCGGACCAAATCGACCGTTCTCTGGTAAAGGTGCAGGAAAGCATTACTCAATTGATCACTCAGAAATTATGCTGCGCGAAGCGGGTGTTAAAATTAGAGTTTGGAACATGCCAATGGAGTTACTATGAAAGGTGAATGGGCATATTGGGAAAATTACTTCACGCCAGAAACTTGCAGTAAAATAGTTCAACTGGCATTTAAGTTACCAGCACAAACGCCAACAGTTGGTGGTTTAACTGGCGATGCAGTTAAAACTCTCAGACGTTCCACTGTGCGTTGGATTACTGAAGACAATCCAGATTTCACTTTCTTATTCGATGAATATTGGAAATTGTTGGTTCGAATTAATCGCGATTTCTTTGGTTTTAATGTAACACATTTACCACCTCTTCAATTTACAGAATATCATTCAACAAACTTGGATGAGTATAAAAGTCATCAAGACGTGTTTTGGATCACTGATACACCTAGACATCGTAAAGTTTCGATGATAACACAATTGTCACCAAGAAGTGATTATGACGGTGGAGAACTTGTTTTAGAAAATTTAAATCAATACCCACCAAAAGAAAAAATTGAAACTCAAGGAACAGTCATTTCATTTCCGTCGTTTGTTCACCACTCACTTAAACCTGTAACAAGAGGAACTCGTTATAGCCTTGTTGGATGGTTTGAGGGTCCTAAATTTCAATGAAAGCGTTGTGGTCACATACACAAGCGTTCACACCAAGTCAGTGCGAGCAGATTATCAATTCTGCTAAAAAGCAAAAACCATCTTGGGCACAAACAGGCGGCACTCCTGAATTAAAGAAAACGTTTGAACACAGAAGAAGTAAACTTGTTTGGATACCAGAAAATCATCCTGAACTTCATTTTGTTCATAGAGTGTTTTGGGGTATTGTGACACGTATGAACAATGAATACTTTAAAGCGCATATAACATCTTTACCACCTTTGCAATTTACTCAATACTCAGAACAATATCAGGGCGAATATAAATTGCATATGGATTTAGATTGGCTGGATGCTAATGGTATTGCATCGCAGTATGGTCATCAAAGAAAGGTCTCTGCCATTGTTCAACTTTCAGATCCAAATACTTACGAAGGTGGTGATTTCGAATTTGGTCATGAAGTTCGCGAAAAACCAAATTGTCATGAAATACGCAAACAAGGCACACTCATGGCATTTCCGTCCTTTCTTCATCATGGCGTTCGACCTGTAACGAAAGGCAAACGGTACAGTCTTGTTGGGTGGTTTGAAGGTCCTCCCTGGCGCTGACGTAAGTTATTGATTTTATTAGGATTTTTACCCGTTGACTTTTAGAGTAAAATCAACGATAATTGTTCTATGGTAAATGAAAAAGCCTACGCCCAAGGCTATAGGGCAGCAGTCATCAAGTCAATTAACAACCTTAAAGCCGAAGCCATTAGGCTCGGATTCGATTTTCCCACAGATTTTAAGCCTGAAAATTCAACGGCAGACGTCGACGAACTAGTATATTTTCAGGCTGAAATGCTCGAATACATCTACGAACACCTAGAATTCGAGTCGATTTTATACAATCCTGAAGCCATGCCGCAGGACGTTGATAGGGCTCTTTTTCACTAAAACATCTGTTGTCGTAAGTTGTTGATTCTATTAGGGTTTTTACTATTGCGTTTTTCAGGGCATTTTGCTATAATAGTCTTATGAAATACGAAAACACTGTAAAAGTAGGTGACGTCGTCAAGTCTCTTGACTTCGTTGGTATCAACGACTGTTATTATGTCGGTCTCGTGGTCGGCATCAGTGACATGGACGGCACTTTCCGTGCCAAGACCATCAAGCGTGTGTGGCAGGGTAAGTTGGACAAGAAATTTCCGTCTGACTTCTTCACTGCTCCGCTTCTTGGCAACCATTTCTTCGACGACATGGCTGAAGAAAAGGGTGCCGCTCCTCGCATTCAGGTGGTTGCCTAATGAATATCGATGACCGACATGGTAGTCCGTATGATCGTGGTCGCGCTGACAGTTATTATCGTCGCGCTCGAAGTCCGCACTATATGAAAAGTGACATCAATGGCTATGTGACTTTCAATAGTGCTCGCGTGTCCGAGAAAGACATGACTGCGCAACAAATTGTTGAGTACAATCTTGGCTTCGACGAGAACGAGGCAGAACAAAATTTCAAGGAGTGGGAGTGATTATGAAAGTGCAAACTGAAACGATTTTGTCTGAAGCGATTGACCTTGTTGATGGTGTCGATCATGTTTTGGCAAACACGATGACGCAGTACGATCTGAGTAGCCGAGATTGCTACAGCATGGCAGATCGACTTGAGCGTGCGCGCAACATTCTTCTGACGATCGGCGATCGTGTGTATCGTGATGAGCGTCGTTCGCAGACTGTTGACATTATTGACGGAGTGCCATTCTAATGACAGCGAAGTCTAAATTTGAATCTGCGATTAATGTTGGTGAATGCATCAAAGCATACGACATTATGCCAAGAACAGGCGTTGAATGTTATGTTGTTGGTGTGGTTCGCGAGATTAAAGTTGTAGACGACGTTAAAGTCTTTTTGATTGACTGTGTGTATGACAGTTTCGCAAATAACGACTTCACACGTGCTGGTAAGCAAGTCAAGGTTCCAGTAGCATTGTCGAAGTTTGAATTTGATCATAGAATACAAAAGGTGTAATATGGGTTATTTTAAAAATTTAGAAATTGATGTAATTGAGATGCATCGCCATGATGGTCTTAAGGAAACAGAGATCGCTAAGATCACTGGTCTTACTTTGAGCGAAGTCAATGAGATTCTCGCTGCGTATGAAAATCGTGACATGGACTACAGTGAGAATGATGGCGATATGGTCAGTTACGATGATCTCGTTTTTGATCCAGGTGATATTGACTATAATGCGGAGCACTACTGATGGAAGATTTAAGAACTGTGTTTGATAATCAAACGTCAATACAAATGTCTAAAGTTGTAGAACACTCGCGCGCTTTGGAAGCGATGGGTTGTGCTGTGATTGTTTTTACTCCAGAGGAATTGCGTGGTGCAAAGCCAAGCAAAGTTGAAGAACGTTTGGTTGAACTCGGCTGGGAAGTGATTGATGATCTTGCCACCGAACCGAGAGAGGGTGAATTATAATGGTTGATGAAATCCTAGTTGAACTTGAGAGTTTACTTAAAAGTCACGACTGGTATTATGAATTCAACGACGATACTGATGCGTGGCAAAGGGGGAATCGAAATAACTTGCGGATTCATAATCTTTTAGGTACACTTGAGTCTATGGGTCACAGGAAGATTGGCGTCAAGTTGTACGATCAATACTGCCCATGGGGTTTGAAACGAGATGAGTGAGTTGTGGGAACGAATTCCGTACAGGAGTGAAGTTATGAATCTTGGTACTATTGAAACTCTTGAGTTGTTAAGCGAACTTCGTCGACGCGATTGTGCTGTTGTTTGTTTTGTTGCAGATGAATTGCGAGGCGCTGACCCCGATCAAGTTGAAGATCGTTTGATTGAACTTGGTTGGGGTGTAATTGATTCTCTTGCTACAGATGTGAGCGAGGATGAAGAAGATGACGAATGAATATAGACGTTCTGTTCTTGCACCAAGAGCAAGAGAACCGTTTGATCCGAGCAATAGCAGACACATGCTTGACTTTGCTCGCTTTGTGAAGTACAATACTTGGAGAGATGGTTGTTCGTATTATCTTGAGGATCCGTATACGGATATTCCCTCGATGATTCGAGCGAAGATTGCCGATTACACTTTATCTAAATTGGTAGAAAAAGTCTAATATGGAATTCTTGATTGTACTGCTGCTCTTTCTTTTATTGCCATTTCTTTTATTGAAATTTTTCTTTTCAGTAATTAGTTTTATCTGGCAGTACATCGGAACATTGTTTGTTGTTTTGATCATATTACTTTTTTATTCTTGTAGTTCAGCAGTGGAGTTATTAAATGTCTAAAGAAGATTTCGAAGTTTTGCCTCGCGGAACAACTGAAGAACTGAGAGTGTTGCGTCGATTTGTAAATGAAATGCTTGCATTGGCTGCGATTCACGATATGCCAGTACCGCATGAGATGCGCGCTAAACTCGACACCGTTGCTCGTTTCTATAACGAACATGTGGAGAAGTATCCGCTATGATGATCTATTGCGCTGCGCGTTTCAAACCAAAGAAGAAGCGTAAGCCAAAAGGTGTGATTGCGAAGAAGTATAACAAAAGCGCGGCAATTCTCGGAGTAGAGAAACTTCCGCGCCTTGAATATGGTTCACGAGTTGGGGCTGATGCTGCTCGCAGTGTTCAGTCGCTCAATTCTGATAAAATCTTTACAGAAAAAAGAGAGAGCCTGATGTATACAGGCGAAAGAAAATTGTTGGGTGTGGCTGTAATGCATAAATCAAATTTGGTTCCAGTATTCGATCAAAAAGAGGCTGAAGAAATTTCTAAGATGAGACGCTAGAACAATTTGAAAAATGCCATCGATTCATTGAACTTTTTTGCCCTTGTTTACCGCAATTAGGGCATTTTACTGTTTGTCCAAAAGGATGTTTTTGTTCTTCGATCAATTTCTTGCTTCTTTTCCCTACAACTTCTGCGTGTTTTTTAGATTGCCAATGATGTAATCTCGAAGCAACTAAAGATCTTTGTGTAATATCGGCAGGTCTGTTCCCGACATTTTGTTGAAAGTGATGAGTCCCTAATTTGACTTTTTTTCTAGATGGATTATTATCGCCTAAAAAATTATGCGTTTTGGTCGCTAATCTTTCTAAGTTTGAAATTTTAGAACCTTCGCTTTGTAGAAATTTTATGATGTCACCTTTATTCATTTGTCCAGATAAACCTTTCCAGGCTGCGAAATCTTCAGGACAACCGTATTGTTCGAACAACTTTCGATGCGCTTCGGCATGCTCTTCGACAGTGAGTTCGATGATATTTGATGGGTCGTCAGTGCCGCCCATGTGTTTTGGTATGATATGATGCTTGTGATATATACACATGTTGATACTCCATAGTAGTATTAAAGTCGGTGGATGGTAGTAACATCGCGATCGACACCTTTATTTATACATCTCTCGCATGCGGCGAGGTTAACATAGGAGATTTTTATGGGTATTCATAAACAAGCTGCTGTTGAAACTGTGAAGTCTGTTGCAGTACTTTTTGCTGCTGGTGTTGTATTTTATTTTTTGTTGAGCATTCTTGGTCCCAAATTGGGATTATTGTTCATGCTTGTGAGTATGATTGGTTGGTTTACTTGGCTGACTTACAGTTTTTATGTTGATAAGTTTACTATGCAGGATAAGTTCAAGTTGTAATGCGAAGCCCATGTAAAGGGATATGCAAAATGAACACCCGAAGCGGTTTCTGCCTCGGGTGTTTTCGCACACTTCAAGAAATTTCACAATGGACGAAAATGACTCACGATGAGAAGAAGTCTGTTGTAAGAGAATGCGAAGAAAGAGAACGAAAAGCAAACAAAGGAAGTTGCCGTAGATGAGCACACTTAAATCAGTAACACCAAAATATGACATTACATGGTACGTCAAATGGACTGCCAGTTTCATCACATTAATTGGGATTACAGTTAGAGCCAGCGGTCTGATTCAATTTCAATGGATTGATTTAATCTGCAGTTGGATTGGTGCCGTTGGTTGGTTTTACGTCGGATTTAAATGGAATGATCGCGCATTGATGATATTGAATGGCGTAATTGGCGTTATATTGTTTGCGGGAATATTGCGAGTTACCTTTCAGTGACGACTAAATATATCATACAATGTCACTGATGGATTTTTTATGATTAATGAATTAGATCTTCTCTCATTATCCGAGAAGTTTAAAACTGCATTGCCATTCAATCATGTCGTGATTGATAACTTCTTCGAAGAAGAACTTGCCGTTAAGATTGCAGAAGAATTTCCAAAACACAATTCTGATGTTTGGACTGTTGCATACGATAATCCTGTTGAAGTAAAGAAAGCATGTTCGCACTGGGATAAATTTCCAGCGAGTATCTACTCTGCATTATACTACCTTTGTAGCAAAGAATTTGTAGATAAGTTACAAGTCATTACTGGTATAGATGAGGTGCATGCAGATTATGGGCTTCACGGCGGAGGAATGCATTCGCACTGTCGTGGCGGTAAATTGAACATTCATAAGGACTATTCTGTGCATCCAAAACTTCCATTGCGCAGAAACTTCAATGTCATTGTATACATGACTCCAGACTGGCAAGCAGACTGGGGCGGCGGAATAGAGTTCTGGTCGCACGACTACGAAAAAAATCTCCCCAAAGAGTGTTATGCGCGATACGAAAACAAATTTAATCGTGCAGTTATTTTCGATACAACTCATAATTCTTGGCATGGACTGCCAGATGAATTGACCTGCCCACCAGAAGTGGCTAGAATGAGTCTTGCAACATATTATCTCACTCCAATTACTCTCGAAACAGAAACGAGAAAGAAAGCGTTCTTCACGCCTCATAAAGATCAATATAACGACCCTAGCATTATGGAATTTTGTAAAAAGAGAAGTCAAATATGAAAGTAAGTATTATCACGGCAAGTATTGGTAATCCTCATCTGGCTGAATGTATAAAGTCAGTTCGCGAACAAACATATAAAGATATTGAACATCTTGTATTTGTAGATGGAAATGAACGATGGGGCGCAGTGAATGGTATACTTTATGATTTAAATTTTCCTGTTGGCGCCGAACGTGGAGCACTGTCAAACGAACATGTCTGCGTTCTTCCGTATGCGACAGGCACTGATCGTTATAATGGTCATCGTGTGTATGGCGCTGCGACCTTTGTTGCAAATGGCGACTTCTTTATCTTCCTGGATGAAGACAATGCGCTCGAACCAGATCATGTTGAAAAATTAGTTGCACTTGTTAAGGAAAACAATTTAGATTGGGCATTCTCACTGAGAAAGATTATTGGCCAGAAAAGTGAATTTATTTGTTTAGATGATTGCGAAAGTCTTGGTAAGTGGGCATCGGTGTTGGATCCAAGAGACTTCTTCATCGATGTAAATTGTTACTTCATTAAGAAACAAGTTGCGGTTGGAATGGCTCCTGTTTGGTATCGCAAATTTAGAGAACCTGGTCAACCTGAGATTGATCGCGTCATTGCTGCCATGTTGATGCACCCAAATAACAAATTAAAATTTGACGGTGTTATGGACTATACGGTAAAATATCGAGTAGGCAACACAGGTCTTTCCGTTCAGGGTGAGTTTTTCTTAAACGGAAATGAAGTTATGATGAAGAGATACAACGGAGAGTTACCGTGGAAACGTTAAATTCGTCGGTTTTGCTTTCAACAATTTACTATAGTGGCATAAAAAGTAAAACTGTTGAACTCAAAAGAGAGATTTATGATAAGTTTGATCCGAAGAAGTATCCAAAACTTGGATTCGGAACTGGCATGCCATCAATAGAATTTTTAAATTATCTTTGGATCATGAATAACTGCATGCCAAAAAATATAGAACCTAGCATTGCTAAAGCAGTGAAAGAAAATTCTAAGAATACAGTAGATGCTGAAGTTATTGTTTTTCTGAATAGCGGAATTGTTCCGCTCAATAAAGATTCTATTCAGATGATGGTCGACGCTGCCCTCGACGGTAAGATTTTCAATTTCTCATTGTGTGATGGAATTGCTTTTAGCAAAACCACCTATAAAAAGTTAGGAGAACCTAACATGAGAGATTTACTTGCAGAGGCAAGAAAGAATAAAGTTCCAACAGTAACATTAACTGTCAGCAACATTAACGATAGTAATAAAACATATGCCCTTGATGGTAAAGATTTGTTTTGGCAATCTGGTGGCGAAAACCACGAAGAAAAATTTTGGAATAAATGTGAAGAAGTATTAGTGGGAGATATTTATGAAGATCGTAGTATTAAGCACTGATACTGAACATTATTTGCTGCAGTGGTGGCTTCCACACACTGCAAACAAATTTGATCTTGGTGTTATTGTTGATTTCAATTGTGATGATAACTCCGAAGATAACACCTACGAACTGTACAAGAAATTTGTGCCACATTGGCGTTACTATAAAGTTACCCAAAAAGAGGTCAGCAATTTCTTATGGGATGTTGTATTGAGTAAAATCGAGAAAGATTTACTTGCTGAATTTCCAGGAAGTTGGATTACAACTTTAAACGCTACAGAATTCTTAGTTGGCGATTTATCATTCTTGGACAACATTAAAGTTAATCGTCAAGTTCTAATTCCATGTCATTTAATGAATGATACGTTGGAAAATGAAAACGTAGAACCTGATCCGAATGTACCGTTACTTGAACAACGGTATCACGGCGTTCACTACAAGTCAGACTATCCGCACCCTCATCGCGGTAAATCGTTTCAGTTGTTTGAAGAACAGAAACCTGCTGACGTAATTTTAAACACACGCTGGATGAGAAGCATTCACAACTATCCTGTGGATTATCTGGCAACGTCCATTTATTCTGTTGGTAGACATTTTTGGGATTTGACTCGCGCTACTGATCAACTCGCAATTTGTCATTTGAATCTTTCTCCATATACACAAACATTCTTACACCGTAAGAAAAACATTCAGAGACGTTTGACCGCCTCAGACCATCAAGCAGATCGTGGCATTCATCATCAAGTGAATGACGCTAAACTTGAAGCACGCAAGAAGTTTTACGATCAACTGACTGTAGATCTTTCTTCCGAAATAAAAAAACTAGAGAGTAATAAATGATGAAAAATCCTTGCATCGTAACATACTTCATGGGAAATGTTTCGAATAAAACGGCTGAACTTCAACAGCAAGTTATCAAAAAATACAATAAATCAAACATTCCTTTGTATCAAGTAAAAGGTGAGATCCGTCATGGCGATTTTATTGATTATTTTTGGGCTATGAATGGCGTTGAAGTTGATGGCTTTAAAGATAAAAAATTAGAGCACAAATTTGAACACGATGCAATATTGATATTGGATATTGATTGCATTCCTTTAAATGATAAAGCCATTGATTACTATTTGGAAAAGGCTGCTGAAGGTAAATTAATTGGTAATGCGCAACGCTCAAATCACATTGAAAACGGTCAACACGTATTCGCAGCACCTTCAGCATTAGCAATTTCGAAAGAAACATTTATTAAAATCGGCACACCATTAGCGAAAGAAACGATGCGATCTGATGTTGCTGAAGAGTATACTTGGGCAGCGGAAGAACATAATGTTCCAGTTGAGTTGACGATGCCTCTTTCTTATGCAAAGGCTCCTTACAAATACAATTGGGAAAAAGATCAACGCCCCTTTTGGGCACTTAAAGATGGAATGCCTGTGTATGGTATAGGCACCTCATTCGGTAATGACGAGCATGGTGAAATGTTTTATCACAACTTTCAAATATTTCATCCAGGCAGTCAAGAGATGTTTTGGGAACGTTGCGAGAAAGCATTGAATGCGTAATGATTTATTAGACTTATGCAAAACTAACAAATACGAAACTGATAAATTTGCTGAGAATAATGAGATTTGCAAATGGACAGAGGTTAAACATTCGTATGTTGAATCTGCATATGGAGAATTATTCGAAGGTATTAGAGCGGCAAAAAATGTTTTAGAAATTGGAATTTTAACTGGCGGATCGCATCTTCTATGGAGAGATTACTTTTCGGAAGCCACTATTGTTGGTATTGATATTAACCCTTGTGTTGCATTATTAAACCAACAAAGAATAGTTCAAATAACTGCCGACGCATACTCTATTGAAACTGCCAATTTAATGAAAGACAATCTGTTCGATCTGATTATTGACGATGGTCCTCATACACTTTCTTCGATGAAAAGAGCAATAGAAAATTATTTGCCCAAACTTTCAAAAACGGGTATAATGTGTATTGAGGATATTGCAGAATATGGATGGTTATATGAACTATCTAATATAGTTCCTCAAGAAATGCAAAAATGTATAAAGGTTTTTGACCTTCGTGTTAAAGATAACAAAAATGATAGTATTCTTATGATAATTGACAAAGGTGACATAAATGGCTAATCGTAGTGATTTTTTTAACGCTAAACTTCCACGCAGCATCAAACGATCGCTTGCAATGGCTGAAACGTATGGTTGGGTTAAGAACGCCCATGAGCGTGGCGATCTTCGTCGCGCCATGATCTCGGCGCATGCTAATCATGTTGGGTTTAAATTGAGACGCAATACTTCTGAGAATCGCGATTCTTCCGATGGTGAATAATGAATTCTCTCGCCGAACTTAAAGACCATTTCGCAAGAAATGATATTGCCATAAAAGAATTTATGGGCTGGTATCTTAAGGTTGGCAAAGATACATGGACCATGTCTAATGGCGTTTTTTATTGCAACAATGTTCCGCGCAATATGAAAGAAAAAACTCTTTTAGACAATTATGAACGAAAGATTGTAGATTCGATAGAAAAAGAAGTTGAATCGAAAGAAGAACAGATTGTTTCGCGCAAATGGAAGGCAATGTCGAGCAGAAAAGTTACTGAATAAATAATCAATCTGTTTATTCGGTTAATTAGATGCAAATTATCGTTTTGCTGACCGCATTGTTTTTATCTGGTGTTGCTGCGTACTACTCAATCATTGGACTTACAGCAATATTCAGTGGCGCGTTTTGGTCCATCTTAATGATGGGCGCAGCGCTTGAAGTTGCTAAACTCGTCTCGGTTTCTTGGTTGTATCGAAATTGGGATCAATGTTCTTTATTGATGCGCTCATATATGACTAGTGCAATTGCAATTCTTATGCTCATCACTTCAATGGGCATATTTGGTTATCTTTCAAGAGCGCATATTGAAAGTTCAGCAGCGAATACTAGTGACTTGATTGCGCAGATTGAAACTCTAAATGACAATATCGCAAGTAAAGAGTTTACAAGAGATCTTTACATTAAACAAATCACGAATATCGACAATACGCTAGTCAAGTATATAGAACTTGGAAGTGTGACTAGAGGGTTGCAAGAAAAACGCCGTTTAGATTCTGAAAGAAAAACCCTTGAAACAAATAGATCTGAAATTGATAAGGAATTGATTGCTCTAAAAAGCGAGCGTAACAAACTCCTTTCCGAACAGAAAAAACAAGAAGTTGAAATTGGTCCTTTAAAGTATATCGCTGAGTTGATATATGGTAAAGAGGCTGAAAATCATTTTGATTCTGCTGTGCGATGGGTTATAATATTGCTTGTGCTTGTATTTGATCCGTTGGCGATTGTATTGTTGATCGCAGCAAACACAACGCACAAAACCAGAGGGCGGGCAATCAAAGTCTCTGGTAAAAAAGGTTACGTTGAAGTGCACAAATCTGATATACTGGATGTTGGTAAATTTAAATAAAGGTGAACTAAATGACTGTTAGAATTTTAAAATTGATTACAGGCGAAGAAATTATTGGCGAAGTTGTTTCTGAAAACGAAAGTCATATTGAATTGAAGAATCCACTTTCAATTATGCTTCGTCCTGCACAAGACGGATTTACTTTTGGTTTCGTTCCTTGGTGTAATCTTATGGAAGGTAATAAAAAGATATCTCACGATAGAATCATTACTTCTGGCGATGCTTCTGACGATGTCAAGAATACCTATAACTCAATGTTCGGCGGCATCGTAACTCCTCCAAAACAACTGATTGTATGAGTGCATTTTACACTAATGTCACCATTATTGGTGACAATGTGTTGTTTCGCGGGATTAAAGACGGTAA